ATATCTCTATTTAATATAGATATATTTCTTGCTGGTAAAGGAGTTCCATTTTCAATAAAATCATATTTTCCAGCTATATAAGTCAAAGCTGTTATTTGATAATTAAGACCATCTTTTTCTTCAACTTGAATTACTCTAAATAATTGAGTTTCAGTAGTTGTACTTGATACCACATAAGGTGAGTTTTCATTTGGTGCAGACGAGAAGGCAGATGCAGTTGTACTATCAAACTTCGTTACGCTGTTTACTGTTATTACTGCTCCATTAATATCTGAAATAACGCCAGTTTCTACTGTTCCATCAGCAAGAATAACACTAATAGTAGGATTATCAGTTAATAGAGGCAAGCTAGTGTTTGCTAATTCATCTATCGTTACTGTGGTTGTAGTTGCTGCAACAATACGACCTCCTCTTCTTTCTCCTGACCTGACAGGATCATTAACCTCAATTACAGAACCGGGTCTTACTACGACACCAGCGTCAATAGAAGTAGTAAATGAAACAATTTCAGATTGCTGTTCTTCCGCGAACATCATGGCTCTTCCTAGCCTTGCAGCTTGATTGCGAGAAGTACAAGCAAATGCTTTAACTTTTTTTATTGATGTACCAAGTTTTTGTCTTCTTGAAACATCGGCAGTACTATCACTATCTCCAACAACCTCAAAGTCAACTTCTTTTGAGTCCATATTAAAATAACTCACAGAAAAAATTGAATGTCTTTGTTTTAAACTACTTCCTGAGTAACTGAAACCTTCCTCGCCAACATTTGACAAATTAAAAACATAACTAGGTAGTAAAGGTTTGTCTTGAGATATACTGACACTTCCAGCAGACCATATAGGCATACATCTCATTACACCAGATAATTCATTAATTGCTTCAAATGCTGCTTTTGGACTTTGAATATTTACATTACAACTAAATCTAGCTTCTTTAGTTCCAGCGCCAGTTCCATCGTCTACTTCTACGTTTGCATATTGACTTGCAGCAACGAAACTAAATAAATCTAAATTACCTTCTATAATATGATCACCCAGACCATACCTAGTATTAGTGAGAAGATCCAGTAAACACATACTTGGGCAGTTAGTGTAAACAGCAGCACCCATAACTCCATTAAATATGTAACCCTGTGGATAACGTATTCTGCCTGTTAATGGATCGACATCAGGTGTGCCAGAATTAGCAGCCCCTGCACCGGGTATTTTTACTTTTATTCCTCTTATACGATATTTTCTCGAAGGGATACGATTAAACATTTTACTATCAATACGCAAAGCGACATACGCACTATTTGGATAAGTTGAGTTATTATCAATGACCTCTTGAAAACTTGTAAATTGAAAAGAATTTACTCTTTGTGTGTTTGTACTATCTGGTGTGATGCGAACAACTCTTATATCTACAGTAGTAAAACCTGATGTTAATTCTATTCTATGATCTCTGGCATAAGCATCAGCAGTTCTACCAGAAACTTCTGTTTCAACTTTTGTTACATAACCGCCAGAATCATGTTGTATTTGAATTGCATATTTAACTGTGTCTCCATGAATATCACCATCATCTTCTAAAATTTGGATTGCCGGCCAAGTTAAAGTAACAATTACTGCATCTACATCTGTATTTGTTATTTGTCTAGTTACTGCACCAGATATGCCAACAGTCTGAGCAGTCCATGTAACATTGCCATCAGAAATTGTTTGTCCAACAGTAGCAGTTAAAAAAGCAGTAGGTTCGGTTGTACCAGCTTGCCCTGCGGTTGTACATTTAAAAACTATTAGATCACTAGCTGATGAATCGCCAGATTTTACTATTTGATTAACTGTATAATTTGTACCGCTTAATGTGATACTACCATCTGAATTTTCTGTACTAACCGCTGTCCATGTAGTAGCTTCATCATCATTTTCAACCTCAACAGCAACCCCAGTTGGAGATCTGCTTTCAGCAGGGATACCACTCATAGCTGTTTGATTTGATGTTCCAAACTTAGATTTAAAAACTATATCTTGATAATTAAAATCTTCATCAGAAGGATTAGAACTCGTAGCATTAGATGCGAGTATTGGAGTATCATCAAGAAAAACGTCTTTTAAACTAGCGTTTTCATAAGCTGTAGATCCTTTGGTTAATTGTTCTTTTGAAGCACTGGCAAAACCCTCTATCTCTCCCTCAGAAATTAAATCTTGAATTGTTGCAAAACTTCTACTATGTAAAGTATCTGGCGCACGATATGGAGGTTCTTGTTTATTTCCCCCACCTCCAGAACCTTGTATATATTTAATTTCGTCTGTCATGCTTGTACCTGATTAGTGTCGATTGCAGCAGAGATTACGACAGAACCAGTTATGATTTCTCCGTATACAATCGGAACTGGTGTTCCAGCCCGACTAGTATTTTGCACCCCACTAAAATTAAAAGATAACTTTGGATCTTCTTCTGACTCAAATTTCTGTTCGTCAGGCATAGGGAACAGTAACTGATTTACACCTCCTAAAATTAAAGCAGCACCAAAATATACAGCAGCTTTTCCTAAGAAACCACCAGTTAAACCCCCAGCAAAAGTAAATCCAACCCCACCAGTAGCAAATGCAATTCCAATAATTAAAGCACCAGCTAAGATTCTCCCAACACCACCACCGGAACCAGATATAACAGGAACAAAATGTATATCTTCTTGACCTATTGGATGTGAAATCTCATCAGCACAAATAGCATAATTACCAACTTTTACCTCATAATATTTTGGAGACATATATGGTTCTAGTTGCGGAAAATTATGTATTAAAAAACTTACGGCTTGAGCAACATTAGCGACAGAAACTTCAAATTCTTTATGGCCGACAAATTCTGCTAATTGTCCATACAGCTTTACCTTACGAAGCATAACGATATTTTCCTCCTGTGCATTTTTGCAACCATTCAGAATAAGGTTCTATACAAGATAGTCTATCGGTTAAATGGTGTAAAACATCTCCATTTAAGAAAATTGCTACATGATTTAAACCATTTCCTAAAATAGACATTAACAACACATCACCATTTTCTAATTTTTCATTTGCTTCTAATAATCTAAAACCTGCCTGTAGCAAAAAATTATGTCCATCTCCATTTTCTTTAGACATTGGATTTTTAAGAAACTCTTCGGGTGTTACAGGTCTTGTACCTTTTATTAAATCTACCCCTTTTTCTTGTTTATACCAATCTTTAACTAGAATCCAACAATCAGTAACACCCCAAACCCATTGACGACCTAATATTGGGGGTTTGTAACCAGTAGGTTCTAAATATGACCATTGTTCTGTCTTAGGGTTAACAATATGCCAAGGTAAATTACTATCCTCGCAACTAATTTTATCTGCTTGACTTGGAGTAGGAGGAGTTATTGGGTGACTGTGTACAACGGCAACAATATCGCCTGTATTATCTGCCTTTATATAATCTTCTGGATCAATAATAAAACATTGATGATCTGTCATTGAAAGATTACGACAGGGATAATATCTTTCTTTACCTTT